CACCCTAAAAAATAGCCCCGGAGGGACTTTTCCTCCAACCTTTCTGCCCTTCCCCGCCCTGAAACCCCACCCCAACCCCGCTAAACCCTACGGAAGGAGCTGTAAACTATGCCCCGCAAAACCGGGGGTGGCGATTACGAGCCCCCTCCGCGTGGTAGGACGGCCACAACGGCCGAGGGTCGAGAACTTCAGATGGTCGCGCTCGCCTACGACCTCGTCGAGAAGCGAATGCGTGAGGGAACAGCGACCTCCCAGGAGACAACGCACTTCCTGAAGCTCGGTTCATCAAGGGAGACCCTCGAGCAGGAACGTCTACGCCACGAGAACGAGCTGACTCAGGTCAAGATCGATGGCATGCGACGTGATCGTGAGCGAGATGCGAACCTCCTCGAGGTCATCGACGCCATGAGATCATATTCTGGGCTCGAGCCGATCATTCGCGAGGACGAGTATGACGATTAGGACTTATTCCGAGCTTCTCCGTAGAGATACGCTGGAAGAACGCTACGAATATCTCGCCTTGGGTGGGAGGGTCGGGCAAGAGACCTTCGGCTTCGACCGATATCTCAACCAGCAGTTTTATACGTCGAGACAATGGCGTCAGATCCGCAACCACGTCATCGCTCGCGATATTGGTCGCGACTTGGGCGTCGACGGGCACGAGATCCACGAGCGCATCTATATTCACCACATGAATCCGATGACAGTGGAAGACATCGTCTCTGGCGACCCGAGGATACTCGATCCCGAGTTCCTTATTTCGGTGACCCACCGAACCCACAACGCCATTCACTACGGTGACGCCGGTTTGCTCCCTAAAGCCCTGGTCGAACGTAGCCCCGGCGACACCATGCTCTGGTAACGAAAGGGAAACATGTCTGCCATCGACTACGACCTCGGGGTCGAGGACTTCATCGCGCGTCTCAACGCCACCGGTCACGTCACCCACGAATCGTACAAGAAGACCTCCGTCACGCTGCACCACAACGCCGGAAACCTGACCCACGCCGGCGTCCTGGCCGTCTGGAAGGTCCGTCCGGCCTCCGCGCACTTCGACGTCGACGCCAAGGGCAAGGTCGCCCAGTACGTCGAGGTCACCGAGTACGCCTGGGGCGCTGGCAGCACCCTCGGCAACGAGCGATCCATCCACATCGAGATGGCGAACGAGACCTTCGCCCCGAACTGGACCGTCTCGGAGACCACATGGAAGGCCGCGGCTCGTCTGGCCGCCTGGCTCTTCGCTCACGTCGTCCACGCCAGGCCCAACGTCTCGAACCTGTTCCCCCACAAGCACTGGTCGAGCACCGCCTGCCCCGGGCCCTACGTCTCGAAGGTCTTCAACAAGATCCTCGTCGAGGCCCAGGTCCAGTACGACAAGTTCATGGCCGAGGACAACGCTCCCGTCCACCCCACGCCCCCGCACACCCGCAAGACCGTCGTCGAGCTCGCCCACGAGGTCATCGCCGGCAAGTGGGGCAACGGCCCCGACCGCACGCACGCTCTTCTCGTCGCCGGGTACGACCCCAACGCCGTTCAGGCCGAGGTGGACCGCGAGATGCGAGGAAACTCGAACCCCGCCACCAAGTCCGTCCACGCGGTCGCCCTCGAGGTTCTCAAGGGCAAGTGGGGCAACGGTCCGGACCGCATCGCGCGGCTGACGAGGGCCGGCTACAACGCCAACGCCGTCCAGGCCGAGGTCAACCGACTCTCCTAGAAGGGAGGTAGACACTTTGGCCGGAAGCATCCTGATCGAAGTCAAGAAGTTTCTTGGCCTCGACTCGGCGTACGAGGCATTCGACCTCGACATCATCACCCACATCAACACCGTGTTCACCGGCCTCAGTGCTATCGGCATCGGGCCGGCCGAAGGCTTCATGGTCGAAGACAACACGGCGACGTGGGACCAGTTCACCGGTACGGACTTGAATCTCAATTCGGTCAAAACGTACATGTACCTTCGGGTGCGGATGATCTTCGATCCGCCCACGGTCGGCTACGTCATCGACGCCACCAAGGAGGAGATCAGGAAGCTCGAGTGGCTTCTCAACGTGAAGAGAGAGGGTGAATCATGGGTGGACCCGACACCGGTAACGCAGCCGACGGGGCACTACTGGTAGGCAACGTCTTGGCCCACCACGGGACCAAGGGAATGCGATGGGGCGTCCGTAAGAAGGGTGCGGCTTCGCACCCGGAGCACCCGGACCACGTCACCGTCAAGGCCCACGACCAGAAGGTCAAGGAGGGCGGAGTCAAGGCCCTCTCGAACCACGAACTCCAGGCCATCATCACCCGTAGGAACCTGGAGAAGCAGCATCGCGACCTCACCGGCGGCGGTAACAAGTTCGACAAGGGCCACAAGAAGATCAAGAAGATCATCTCCGTGGCGAAGACCGTCACCGATCTCCACAACACGATCGACACCACCCGGAAGACCGTTCGCGCCGTGAGGACGGCCACGGGTAACTAGAAAGGTGGTGGGCGATGACCCTATCGAACACGGCAACTCCAGTATATTACGGCGAGTTTCGTGACGCCGTGATTCGCGGAGAGATTCCGGTCAACCGGGAGATCTCGTTGGAGATGAACCGCATCGACGCGCTCATCGCCAACCCGAACATCTACTACGACGACAAGGTCGTAGAGGGGTTCATCCTCTACTGTGAGAACGAGCTCACACTCACCGACGGAAGCGACCTCCACCTACTCCCCTCGTTCAAGGTGTGGGCCGAACAGATATTCGGCTGGTACTACTTCGTCGACCGAAGTGTGTACGAACCGGATCCTGAAGGACATGGGGGTCGCTACGTCACCAAAACGCTCAAGAAGCGTCTTACGACGAAGCAATATTTGATCGTTGCTCGAGGTGCGGCTAAGTCGATGTACGCCGAGTGCATCCAGAGCTATTTCCTCAACGTGGACACTGCGACCACTCACCAGATCACAACCGCCCCAACCATGAAGCAAGCCGAAGAGGTCATGTCGCCTTTCCGGACTGCCATCACCAGGGCTAGAGGTCCTCTGTTCAAGTTCCTGACAGAGGGCTCCTTGCAAAACACCACCGGATCCAAAGCTAACCGTGTGAAGTTGGCATCGACAAAGAAAGGCGTCGAGAATTTCCTCACCGGTTCGCTGCTTGAAATCCGCCCCATGTCTATCAACAAGCTGCAAGGCTTGCGCCCGAAGATCTCGACAATCGACGAGTGGCTTTCTGGCGATATTCGTGAGGATGTTGTGGGGGCGATTGAACAGGGTGCGTCGAAGCTCGACGACTACCTGATCGTCGCCATCAGTTCTGAAGGAACCGTTCGTAACGGCTCCGGTGACACGATCAAACTCGAGCTTGCCGATATTCTCAAGGGCGATTACATCGCTCCTCACGTCTCCATCTGGCATTACAAGCTCGACGAACTCGAAGAAGTCGCCGATCCCTCCATGTGGCTCAAGGCTAATCCAAACCTCGGGAAGACGGTGACGTATGACGTCTACCAACTCGAAGTTGAGCGAGCCGAGAAGGCCCCTGCTTCACGGAACGACATCCTGGCTAAGCGGTTCGGGATCCCGATGGAGGGTTATACCTACTTCTTCACCTACGACGAGACGCTACCTCATTCTTTCAGAGAATTCTGGGGGATGCCGTGTGCTCTCGGTGCTGACCTTTCCCAGGGTGATGACTTCTGTGCCTTCACCTTCCTTTTCCCACTCGGAAACGGAACCTTCGGTGTAAAGACACGCAGCTACATCACCTCACTAACGTTGATGAAGCTCCCCGGCGCTATGCGCAGGAAGTACAACGAGTTTCTGGACGAAGGAAGCCTCCATGTTCTCGAGGGCAACGTTCTCGACATGATGGAGGTCTACGAAGACCTGGACCAGCATATTCAGGACTGCGAGTACGATGTTCGCAGTCTTGGGTTCGACCCTTACAACGCGAAGGAGTTTGTAGCCCGCTGGGAACAGGAGAACGGTCCTTACGGAATAGAGAAGGTGATTCAGGGCGCCAAGACGGAATCTGTGCCGCTTGGAGAGCTCAAAAACCTCAGTGCTGAGCGTGTGTTGTTCTTCGATCAAGCACTCATGACATTCGCCATGGGTAACGCGATCACCCTGGAGGACACGAACGGCAACCGGAAGCTTCTCAAGAAGCGTCAGGAAGCAAAGATCGACAATGTGTCCGCGTTGATGGATGCATACGTCGCCTACAAGGCCAACAAGGAGGCCTTCGAATAGGGAGGGAGGTGACCAAATGGGAGTACTAGCGCGCTTGAGGCACGCGTGGAACGCCTTCGGTAACTGGAACCAGAACTACCAGAACGAACTGTCCTACGCCGCTGGATCGACCTTTGGGGTTCGTCCGGACCGAACGAGGCTTTCTTACGGCAACGAGCGGACCATGGTTTCGTCGATTCTCACTCGTATGAGTCTCGACGTGGCTTCGATCCAGGTTTGTCATGTTCGGAACGATCCGGATGGACGTTACGAAAACGACATTCCGAGCGGGCTGAACGAATGCCTCACCGTGAGGGCCAACATCGATCAGCAAGCACAGCAGTTCCGTCAGGACATCGTACGGATCATGTTCGACAAGGGCGTCGTGGCCATCGTGCCGGTCGACACCACTACGGATCCGATCAGTTCCAACTCGTACGACATCCTGACGATGCGGGCTGCCGAGGTAGTCGCGTGGTTCCCCGAGCACGTGCGCGTCAACCTCTACAACCAGGCCAAGGGTTTCCGTGAGCAGATCACTCTGCCCAAGAGCCTTGTGGCGATCGTAGAGAACCCCCTCTACGACATCATGAACGAGCCGAACTCGACGCTACAGCGTCTCAACGCCAAGCTCGGTCTGCTTGACGCAGTTGACAACGCTTCAGCTTCGGGCAAGCTCGACATGATCATCCAACTTCCGTACGTCATCAAGTCTGAGGCCCGCCGGCAGCAGGCTGAACAGCGTCGGAAGGACATCGAGTTCCAGCTCACCGGTAGTAAGTACGGCATCGCCTACACCGACGGTACTGAGAAGATCACTCAGCTCAACCGCGCTGTCGAGAACAACCTGATGGAGCAGATCAAGTTCCTGACGGAGATGCTCTACAGCCAGCTCGGGGTCACGGACTCGATCATGAACGGCACTGCCGACGAAAAGACCATGATCAACTACAACAGCCGTGTTGTAGAGCCCGTTCTTCGAGCGATCGTCGAAGCCATGAAGGCTACCTTCCTGACCAAGACGGCCAGGACTCAGGGTCAGTCCATCACGTACTTCAAGGACCCGTTCGCGCTTGTTCCTCTCAGCGAGGTTGCCAAGATCGCCGACATGATGGCTCGTAACGAGATCCTCACGTCGAACGAGCTCCGCCAGGCCATCGGCTTCAA